AAAAAAGGGAGGGGAGGAGAGAAAAAAAACAGGCGGCGTTGAAGAAGAACAGTTTCTCTTCTGCTGTAAACGCTGAAGTATCACGTGGAAAGGCAGCAGGATTATACATAGAAAGAAAAATAATAAAAACAGGTAAGCTAGAGGATATGACAGAAGAACAACTAGAAGCAAAAATGAAACAAATTCTAGACGACTACGCACCATTATTAAAACCTAAAGAAGTGGAAGTCATTGAAGCTTCTGAATCTTCTTCACACAAGAAGTCGGAATCATCGTCCGATCCCCAAAAGTAATAGTACCATCATCATCTTTATCAAAAGATGCAAAAAGTTTTACTGCATTCTTATCTTTAGAATACAACCAGCCCTCGTTAACTGGATAACTTAACTTCATCTTGTCAAATTCTTTATCAGTAGCCCAGCCCGAATCGCTCAAAATATCGATCCACTCCACTCGGACTTTAGGAAAAGGCAACTCGGGAGTTGTATGAGTCACGACTTGTTTTCTTCTCTTCTTAGGCATAGCGATAGTATATAGGGATGTGGGAGCATAGACAAGTACTTAAAATGTAGAAATAATTGCTTACCCCCCTAGAGAGTGACATATTGACAGATTTTGAAAAATGAAATGTCACACAATCTGTCACTTTTTTTGTTAAATTAGCATTGATTTCTCTATCTTTTTTGTCTTTGTGACAGTATGACAGATTATTTTGACCAAAATATTTTTTTTGAAAATTATTTTTATCTGTGAGATTACTATATAGTGCTGTCAATCTTAATTTTGTCATATTTTTGCCTTATTTTCGCCATAATTAGCCCCGTGGGAAAATAAAAAAACCCACGGAGCATATAGTGAATACCAGCAAGATCGATGAAAACCGGTGTTAGACACCGAAGGGAGTAGAGAAACCTTGCTGATTTGGTTCGAGAACTCACTGATCCTCGTTAGATAACCTCTATCCCTAACTCTTAACTCTGTATTATGCTCCATTAAACGCATCCACATCTAAATGAACATTAGCTTGCTCTTTCTCATCATGAATCAACTCATGATACATATCAAGCCGTTTTAAAAACTTATGCTTCCATTGCTTTAGTTCAGCACCTTGGAATTTAAACTCTTGGAAATACAAGTCAGGGGTGCATATCATTATTATACCCTGCTGTATGTTTGACTTATGTAGATAGTCGTGAGCCATGGCATATGCTGCAATTTGCAGAAAGTAATCTTCTATCCACTCTAATTTTTTAGGTCTATTGCTTTGCTTAAAGTCTATAATGGTATCCATACCATTGTGTACACATACCAAGTCAGTAGACCCAGCATATAACCCAGGATAGTGTAACATAACTTCCGAGCCATAGTATTCTTCAACTGGTGTAAGACCCACTTCAATAACTTTTTCGGCCATGGGCTTCGCCTCTTGTCCGATCTCTGTAAGATCATCGTAGCCAACTCCTGTAATATGAGATTCGAGGAACTTGTGCATGGATGTTCCCCTCCTACTACTATGATTTTTAATTTGCTCTGCTCGCTCTTCTCCAACTTTGGCCTTCCAGTCTTTTAAAAATTGTTGATTTTTGGTTTTGCCTAATATCGTAGTTACACTAGGAAGTCTAGACCCATTGAAGTCATAAACTCTATTTCCAGATTCTTCATCTGTAATTTGTTTTCCTTGTAAATAGTTGTATTTACTAGCTTTTTTCATGCCTTTGACTTCTTTACCAATGTTATGAAATTCTTCTATATCTTTTTCATCCATCATAATTTTTTCTTTAACTCCTTTAAATATTCTTCTTCATCTTTTTGTTTATTATATTTAATCATGTTAGCTTGCTTACGCCATGCCCATGAATGAAGTTGACCTGACCAACCCATTAACCATATATAAAATTTTAACATCATTTTTCTTTATCCCACATTATTAACATTCCTATTACTAAAATATATACTACAATAATAATACCTACCGACATACTTAATTCACTCATCATCTTTTAATTCTTCTTGTTCTTTTTCAAAACCTTCCTCTAACTCTTCATGGAGAGTCTTTTCTTTTTTAAATATTTCATTCCATCGTTTTCTATAATTATCGTTTGACACTCTAGATTTGCCGTCCCACTTATGACCTTTTTCTTTACTCATGATACTACCACCAACATATATAATGACAACATTGTCATTAATCCTAAGAAACTAAATATAAAAACAAATAAATTATTCATTTACATCTTCTACTTCTTTTTTTCTTATTTGATTTAAAGATATCTTTTCAGCCACGTTACCGGAAACCGAGATCCGTGTTCCGTTGCTCTCGAACGGTGCGACATAATGTTTACACCACGCAGGAAAGATAAACATATCTCTTTCCTCGGGAAATGCAGCTTGATACGTGATCGCCTGTCTATCTCCTTCACCATACAAGAAACTAATCCCTCCAGGTCCACTACTCTTACCTTTAAATTCTTTATGTTCTGTTTTTAAAGACTCAGGTATACTTAAGTATATGACAAAGGACAATTGATCTGAATGATCATGGGGTGGATTAAACTCATGTTTCTTCTGAAAGTTAGCCCATAGTGCTGTTAAAAGATACTCCGGCTTTCGTTCATGTTTTTGGTTCTTCCACATTTGCCATGCTTCATCATATACTCCAAGTATTTGAGAGAAATAAGGTACAAAGAGACTTCTATCTCTAAATTTATATTCTTCTTTAATGATTCCTGCTAATTTATCTTGATATAAATTTTCTTCTTTTTTAGATTCATTAGCTTCTTTAAGAAGTAATTCATGAAACTCTTCAGATATTTTAATTTTTAATATGCAGGGACCCCAATTATATATTCCATAGGTCGCTCTTTTATTAGGCATATTAGTTTCTATAACTTTTTCCAAGATTCCTCGCTATTTTTTTAGACCAATCATATAAAATGGCATTGGTATATAAATTTTTCATTTTATTAGCCATGATACATACAAACTGTACATTGCCTTTCTCATAATATTTATCAGATCGTTTTCTATCGATAGACATATTAGTTAATATATCTCCTTTACCTAAAGTATAAGTCATCTTCACACCAGATAGTGGGCATATCAGCCCTCTTCTTTTAACTTGTCTTTTGTAGATAGCAATCAATTGTTTATAAGTTAATAATACTTTCTTTCTACCTCTTTTACTTCTACACTCTTGTTTTAAATTCATCAACCTTCGTCTTATATAAGCTTCAGGACTCTTACTATATTTAATATTGTCATACTTCACCCTACATGCTCCACACTGTGCCTGTATTCTTCTAACCTTTTGTGTTTTAGTTTTATAAAAAGACTTCCAATGAAATCTTAAAATACTTTTTCTTTTACCACATTTAGAACACTCACGTGTTTTACCAAATAATTTAATCTTTAAAGGGTCATCACCATTAGGATACTTTCTAATTGACTTTCCCTCTCTATTTAATTTATTGTATATACCTTTCTTACTCCACATTAAAAATCAAATCCTTGTGTTATTACTTGTTTTACTACTTGAACAATTAACCGATTATCTTGCTCAGGTTTAGCGCAAGAAACTAAAGCCACAATTAAAAATAATAATAAATGAAAATAAATTATTTTTTTAATCATTGTAATGTTTCTTTCTTAAAGGGTTGTACATCTGTTTTAGCAATCTTCTCCATCATTTTTGTATAATCTTCCGGAGACATTATTGTTTTATAGATCCGTGATCCGATAGCCATCATCGATGCAGCTACTAACCCTGGGTCTGTACCTTGACTCAATTTCGCAGCTGTTTCAAAAAGTTCTTGGTATATTTTTCCTAATTCTTCATCGGGATAGTGATGTGGTTTTTTATCTTTATCGTTCATTGTAATCGTGCCTGTTCTACTTTCTCTTTTAACTCTTGTTCAGTAAGTCTATGTTTTATTTCACCCTGTGATTTGCATGTATCACATTGGACAATCATATCATAAACTTTAGTGTAACCATTTCCTTTACAATGGTCACAGATTTTCATACCCTCTTTCATCTTTTAATCATCATGTAATTATAGATAGGATAAGAAATAACATTTCCTTCTTTATCCTTTTGTAAATCAGTTACTTTCTTTTGAACTAAATCTACGATCCCTGTATAATTACATCCCCATTCTCCTTTAGTGTGTCCTCTGTATTGGTAATTCTTGTTCTTTTTAACTATTTCATCATAGTCCATAGCTAATGCTCTTGCTCTACTAAATACACTATTTTCATTCATCATCTTTCTAGCAAAGGTAGTGCCTGTGTAGTAAACTATTTTTTCTCCTCGTTTAGCTGTTTGAACCCAATACTCTAAATCTTTTGGAGTAATAGAACTTTGAGTTTGAGGAACGTGTCTTTTTATTTCTTCTTCTGTGTTTGATTGTGTTTTTTTATTAATACCAACCATCACTGTTCTAAGTGACTTATAACTTGGTGGAACAATTTTTAATCCATCTATGTACTCAATTACTTTTACAAAAAACATTGTATAAGAATTAGGTTTATTTATTTTATCTTTAGCTTCTAATTGTAAGTCGCCCGTTAAAACATCAGCGGCCATTTCCATGGCAGCCTTAGCCATATTATTTTTTTCTGTCATTTTATTTCTACTTTATTTTGCCGTTTAATTTTTTAGCTTTTTCTTTAGCTATAATTTCTACTGTCTTACTGATAGAAAGTTTAGTTCCATCCGGTAATAAACACTTAGAAAGTTTTGTCAGTATTTCGTGAGTTGCTTTTGACAACGTCACGTTTCTGTATAAGTTTTTATCCATTTTTCTCCTTTTTATACGCCATTATAACATTATTTTATAGGATAGTCAAGGGGTATTTTTCCCTTGACTACATTTTTATATTGTGTTAAAGATAAATTTCTCACCTTTATGTACCGATTCCTCTTTCCCTCTTTGGAATCGGTCCACAGTTAATACAACTATAGTTATCTTCTGACCATTCATCGGGTTTTGTAGCCTCATGACAGACAGGACAACTATAATAATAGCTGATTTTTAATCCTTTATCTTTTAACTCTTTTAATTTTTTTGGACTCCAATAGTACATTATTTTTTCTCTCCTATAATATATTATACCATACAATTGTGGCAATATTATGGCAGCTAAAAATATTATGTAGCTTGACCTTTAGGAATAGGTATTTCTTCTTGAGTGCAATAAAATTTAATGATGGTACCGTATTTATTTATTTCTTCAGGACCAATCTCTTTTGCTTTTTCAATTGATTCATTGTAACCGGCCATTAAACATTCATAATGAGAGTTATATAAATCTAATGGAAACGGTGGTAAGCATTGATTGTAAACACTTGTGCACATAATCATAGTAAGTACAAATTTCATGCTTTTTTCCACATTCTTTTTTGATGCTTATTTAAATTTTTTGTATGTCTACCAGGTCTTTTTTTTCTAGTAGAACCTCTATAATTATTAACGCCAAACTTAGGTGCTTTTGCCATCGGTACTATCTTTTTTAATCATTACATGCGGAATATAACTTATTTTACCATTTACTTTTTGTTCTATGTCATTTCCACAATTTAAACATTTGTAAACTGTTTGATGTAACGATACAAAGATACTAGTTTCAGCACATAGTGGGCAGTCACCATTGACTACCTGCGCTGTCATATTAATCCCCGTCCCAAACGGACCGTCCCCGAACATGTTTCTCCTTACGTTTATAAGCTTTCTTATTCTTTATCACAAGTTGACGATAACGTCTATCTCTTAGATGTTTAGCTACTTTATTCGATGATGAGTTTTTTAATCGATTTTGAGCCATCAATGTTATCCTCTAATTCAGCCTTACCTTTCCAACATTTGTAAGTTACTGATTCCGAATATTCACGTTCCGCGTGACGTTTTCCTCGTAAACATTGGGCCATACCCTCAGTCTGTAAACGGGCCTCTTTAATTTCTGCGTTTACAAACATAAGTAGGGCTACTACAGATTCTATCATTTTAACACTTCCATTTTCTTAATGCTTTATTTATTCTGCTATCAGGATCATTAGCTGTTTTAGCAGAGGTTAATTTCTTTTTCATGCCACCCATACGCGCGCAGAAAGATTTTTTTCGTGACCCACCTTCAGGTTGTGGAGCTTTTAAATCTGATCCAGGGTTTTGTTTCTCGTAAGATTTACGTCCTTTTTCATTTAATCCTCCAGATTCAGACTTCCCTTCTTTTCTAGTCCACGCAGCACTTCCACCACGTTTTAAATAAGCTCTTCCATATCCTCTTAAAGCTGTTCCTGTTCCTGGCATTATTTTTTTCTAGCAGTTTTAGCTGCTCTCCTAAATTGTTTAGCTGTAGGTGCGCCTTTTTGTCCTGCTTTTCTCATTTTTTCACCTGAGCCTGCTTTAATTCTAGCTCTTTTTGCGTGAATGTTAGCGTATAGTCCTGGTTTTGTCATTATTGTCCTCCATTTCCGTTTTTATAATGAATTTCTCTATTTTGATCTTTAAGTTTTTCAATATCTTCTAAAACTTTATCCATTTGTTTTCTTAAAAATTCTATATTAACTTTATTTAATGCCATTGATTCGATATGTGAATTTAATTTATCAGTAGTCTTATAAAGATCCTCGATCATCATGAACTGCTCAGAATCTGCGGGAAGCGAACCAAGTTGACCCCGTGGCCATTTAATTCTAAATTCTGTATTCTCAGTTAAGTCTTTAGACATTAGTTCTACTTGCGTGCTAAGTTTGTTTTGAGTTTCAATGATACCGAAATAAGCCCAGGTGCCAATTGCGACCATCGTAATCAAAGACACTACGGTCTTCATCGGCATTTGCACCTTTGCCTCGTCCGATATGTTGAGTGGTTGTTGTTTAGCCATTAGTTATAACTGTATCCTGTGTTTGAATTTTGTAGTTTCTTAAATAACTCTTCGTGTTGTTCCATGATCTCTTCATCCATGTCAAACATTTCATCCATTTTTTCATCCATTAGTCTTACTTGCATTTCAAGTCTTTCAACCTTATCTTCCAATACAGCTTGATTTGTAGACAGTTCAAATGTTCTAGATAAGCTCCATCCTCCTAATGCAATTAGGAGTCCTACTAAAAGCGTTAAAACTTTTTCCATCATTTTTTATTTTTCCTCTTCTTTAGTTTCGGGTAAAGCGTTCCATACTGCTTCGTCAAGTTGTTTGCCCACTTCCGAAACTTTTTCTTTAACCATTTCCATATTTTGGGAGATTGAGAAGGTTTGTGAAAGTGTCCATCCGGTAATAATGATGAGAATAACCAGTAATGTGGTGAATTTTTTGTCATACATTATTTTTGCCAATCAAAAAGCCAATTAACAATTTTTTTCCACAATTTTTTAATCATCCTTTTTCTCCTCAATTTCATAAAAGAACTTGTCAGTATCCTCTGTTTTCCACTTACGAGTGTCTTCGACATTCCATTCTGAAGTTTGCACTTTCCAATCAGGAACTTCGTCCTTAACAGTAAAAGATGGTATATCCCATATAATTCTATTATTGGGTTGTGCTGCATAATTACCATCATCTAAGGCCATTATGTGTGCGCATTTATGCTCATGCGGTATCTCAGAATGATCTGTATCTACTATATTACTCTCTGGGTGAGCAAAGTCAACCGTGAATAGATAGGCCCCATAGTACCATTTCTTGTCTTTACCAATGTATTTACCGGATTGTCCGTCTAAAATATCCCAAGAAGTAACAGCAGGATAATAACTAAAACAATTCCACAACTCCAACTCATCAAGTCTACGTTGAGGAACTTCTTCTGCTTTAAAGCCTCGCTGAATGAAGGCGCTAATCGGGAGACGATAGAAGACAGCGCCATTTTCCATAATCGCATGAAATAAAATAGGACGCCCCGTAATTGATGTAATACCAAAGATAATACAGTCTTCGACTTCTCCATGATGTTTTTTAAGGTCATATAAATATTCTCTCCTTATTTGTGCGTATGTTACAGGTATATTTGCATTTAAATAAGCCATTGTCAATCATTCCTTTTACTTAATAGATCCCCAATTATTTCCATGTTCATAATCTACTTTGTTAGGAACTTCAAGTTCTACGGTATGCTCCATTATCTCTTTTATCTTGTCAGCATTATCACTTACAGATATATCTAATTCATCATGTACTTGTATGTGAGGTGTAATACCTTCTTTATATAAATCTATCATTGCTTTCTTAGTCATGTCTGCAGCTGATCCTTGAATCAATTTATTTAAAGCTTTGTAAGTATAAGCACGTTTAATCCCTGGTCCGTGTTCCGCTAATGCTGCTTCATGAGGAAGTGGTTTATGTATACCGAACTGATTAGGTTCCCATAAATGGAACCTGCATAGTCTTCCAAGTAAAGTTCTTATTCTTCCTGAGTCCTGTGCTCGTTGCATTACCGCATTCATTAACTGTTTAACAAATGGAACTCTACTATGATACTTCGCAAACAAATCTTCAGCATCTTGTTTATTGGTACCTAGTTCAGCTTGTAATTTATTTTTACCCATTCCGTAGAACAGACCAAGATTTATAGTCTTGGCCTGTGATCTAGGGATTCCTGCCATCTCGGATACGATAGAGTGGAAATCTGCTTCATCTTTTTGGTATGAATCTAGTACTTCATCTATACCCATCAAATTTTGAAGGGACGCATAATGCACTACCAACCTAGGCTCTTGTTGATTATAGTCAAAACAACCCCATGTATGGCCCTCCTCGGGTATAAATAATGACCTAATTCGTGGTCCAAGGTCTTTGTTTCTAGCTGGTATTTGCTGTAAATTAGGATTAGAATAACTAAATCTACCGGTTACAGTTCCACCATTATCAGATCTTAACTGGTTAATTTCAGCATGTATTCTACCCTTGTAAGAATGTTTTAATATGGTATCAATAAATGTGGTATGGGCTTTGTTAATTTCACGGGCCTGGGTTATTAATTTCACCAGTGGGTGGGGGTGATTTGAAAGGAAATTTTTTGTAAATGATGGAGAACTTGTTTTTTCGGTTCGCTCATATGGTAGGGACAGTTTTTGAAAAACTTTCTCGATACTGCGTGCTGCCCATATTTGAACATCTACTTGCGTTTCTTTTTTTATCTTTTGTAATAATTCTTTTTCTTGTTCAAGTAATTCTTGTTTTAATTTGTGAGCGCCTTCTACGTCTACACGAACTCCTAAAAATCGCATATCAACGAGGCAAGGAAAAAGTTCAGTCTCTAAATTAAATATAGAAGAAATATCTTGATGTATTATTTCTTTTTTAAGTTCTTGCCAAAGTTCTAAAGTTATTTCAGCATCTTTCTCTGCATAATCTCCTACATACATAGCTGGAAGTTTATACATTTCAGCTTTTGCATCGACTCCCCACGATTTAGCTGCTTCGTATAAGGCTGCTTCATCTTTACCCTGTCCTGTATATCTTCTTGCACAACTTGTTAAATCATATCTCATTTGATTTTCATCAACGAGTGCTGATGCAATCATAGTATCTATAATTTTACCATTAATTTTTAATCCTAAAGATTTAATCCAACAAACATCATACATTGCATTATGAAAAATTTTATCTGCATCTGTATTTAAAATAGCTTGAAACCATTTAAGAACCATAGATCTATCCATGTTTCCACCACCCTCATGAGCAATCGGAAAATAACCTTTCCAGCCTTTAACTGCTACAGAAATACCAACTACATCACCGTTTTTAGATACAGAACCTGAGCCCATTTTAATTAGGTCAGGATCTTTAGTTTCTAAATCAATAGCTATTTCATTGTATTTAGATAGGTTTGGAAACTCTGTAGGTGGTGTCCATTCTGTTTGTGGTTTAAAAAGTGGTACTTGCATCATTTAATTATTCCCCATGTGTTAGTTGTTGATTTTTGAGAGACCCCGCTGGTTACTGATTGGGGGTTTTTGCCAGAACTCTCAGGATAGTCTCTATCAATAGCCATATCAATATAATGTTTTGCTTTTAATAAATCTTCTTTTTGATTTTTCTGTTTGTGTCTGCATAAATATTTTATTGCATTCCCTTCGGCAAACGGAATATTATTTCTATTAATAAATTCTGATGGTTGAATAACCATAGATTTGTAATGACTCCCACCTACCTGCTTTTTATATATTTGATCACTCATATTCTAAATGCCTTATAAATATCTTTTGGTTCTACTATATGTAAATGTTCTTTGGTCCTTGTTGCACCCACATAGAACAATCTATTCACATCATCGGGTACTCTTTCATATTCTTTTAAAGTTTGTCTTGATAAGTCAGTTAATAATACAACGTTATCTGCTTCTCCTCCCTTGACTCCGTGTATTGTAGATAGTACAATTCGCGGTTTTTTATTTAATTGCTCTCCATTCTTTCTCATTTTTCTTATGTAAGAAACTTTTTTAGATGAAGCATTATCAAATGCTTCATACCAAACATCTTTAGTTTTTAATCCATATTCATTAGTTAATTGATCTATTCCAAAGAAAGCATCTTTAATCATTATTTTTAATTTATTTTTTTCTACGTGATTCTTACTCATATAACTATATATTTTTTCTATTTGTTTATAATTCAATAACTGTCCCTGTCTTAAATGTTCCCAATCATTTATGGCATCATATAAATCTTGCTCATAAGATTTCTTAAATTTATTTTTGTAGTACAATCCGTTTTTATATATTACATCTTCTAACTCATCTAACATTGATCGAGTTCTAGTAAGAACTAACCATTCTCCTTTAGACATATCTATGTGTCTAAAATCTGCATATGTTGAAAGAGATCCTTCAACAGTTCTAGGTTTCCATTGTTTTGGTATTCTATTACCTACTTTATTAATAATTTTCATAGCAAACTCATGAACTTTAGCGGGTATTCTATATGATTGAGTAAGCTTTATGTATTCTCCACCTAATGTAATAAATCTATTTACATCTGCACCTGCCCATTTAAAAATAGCTTGATCATCATCACCTGCTATGTAATTGTTTTCTGATTTATCCCATATTGTTTTTGCCATATCCCATTGCATTAGAGATAAATCTTGAGCCTCATCTATAAACACAACATCAAATTTAGGACACACTCCTGATTTAAAATTTAAAATCATGTCATTAAAATCTACTAAGTTATATTCTTTTTTATATCTATCTAACTCGTGTGATATAATTCTTAGTTTATCAAACTCTACGTCCTGGGTATGTTCTTTAAGATCATATTGTCTTGCAATAGATATATTTCTTAATTTAGATAATTGTATAATTCTTAAATAATCACTTTTTGTAGAAAATATACCATTCATTTCAGTATCATTTTCTTCATAGTCTACTGGAAACCCTAACTTTTTACCTAAGTCTTCATAATGTCTACGTTGCATTACATTATCTTTATTAATTCCTAATCTTCTAAATGCTAATGAATGAAGAGTTCTAAAGTAAGGTAGGTCATCTTCAGTATAATTAAATTTTTCCATTGCCCTGTCTCTTGCTTCGTACGCAGCTTTCTGTGTAAAAGCAAAATAACCTATTTTATTAGGATCAGTTTTTTTTAAATATTTATCTACTAAATTTAAAAGAGTTGTTGTTTTTCCTGTACCTGGAGGTCCAATTACAATGGTCTTCATTTATATCTCCTAAAAAAATTTCTCCATATTGCTGATCGTATTATGGAAACTACTGTAAAAATTAATGCTATATGTATACTGTCCCACACAGTAGGATATAATCCAAAAAATGGAAAAATATATAATTGAATCAGAATAGCTAAAACTAAGCCACTCCCCACATCAATAAAACTTTCTAAAAGGCATCTTAATTTCATTAAAAAACATCTTTCGGTTTGAGTTGTTTTGGTTTATAATCTTCTGATTTTTTTTCGAAAGAATCTACAATAGTTACAGTAGGTCTATT